CTAAATTCTGTGTACAACGTGGAGAATGGGAGGAATAATTATGGAAATCAATGATTTACGATTTGTGAGCAAAGAGCTTAAATTTGATGATCTTGAAGCAGGGAAGGTTTACATCAGTAGTCGTATGCAGAAGTATATGATGCGGACAGTCGATCTCTACAACGTCTGTTTAGTTAGTGGTGACTTGTCTTGTAAAGAAGATCATTGTGGCGATGTGTTTACGGAAGTGAATGCACGATTGGAGATTTATTGATGAGTACAATTGATGTTTTAAGGGGCTTCCGTCAATATTCTCCAGAGGACCTTCGCTCCTATGCCTATCGGGGATTGATTAGTTGCGGCTCCTATGATATGAGCGATTTCCTTGAACACATCTTTCAGGGGATGATTTCTGAAGCTGAGGCTGAGAGAATTGCTGAGGAAGCCGCAAGCGAGGCTGGAGATACATATCAGGATGGTTATCAGGCTGCTGTAGAAGACATGCGGGATAAGCTTAATGAAATGGGATACTGATATGGGGAGTAGTTTGTGACATACCAACGAAAATATAAACGAGGAGAAAGTATGCGTAACGATGAAGGCTTTGAGCCGAAGGAAACAGTTGCTGAGGTAAGTCAACTAAAAGCTTTTGACATCCCAGAACGGGGGATTCGTAAAGAAACTCTTGATAAGTTTGGCGTGAAAGTGGCCGTTTCCCAAGAAGATGGCAAGACACCGGAGGCTGTTTATTTCCCGTCTTATAATCAGAAGGGTAAAGTTGTCGGCTACACTAAGCAGAACCTTACAAAAAGTAAGGAGGAAAAAGGGCACTGGAGTTGTGTTGGTTCAGTAACTATTGGCAACAAGATGTTCGGACAGAATGTGGCCGAGGCGCAGAACCGTAAACGGAACAATCTGGTGATTACAGAGGGCCAGTGGGATACTCTCTCAGTCTTCCAGTCTCTGGTGGATAATGTAAAAGGAACAAAGTACGAAGGTATTGAACCTCTTGTTGTCTCTATACCTATGGGAACAGCGAACGCTGTAGAGGCCATTCTACACAATGAGAGCTATGTCACGAGCCACGATGCCTTGACTATTTTCTTTGATGACGATTACTGCACACCAGCGGAACTTCAAAAGAAGATTATGAAGGGCCACGAGGCTCGTGAAGCTGTTGCTAACGCACTGGTCGGTAGCGGCATGTCGCTATTTACGGTGACACCGGACGAAGGTTTTAAAGATGCCTCGGACTACCTGCAAGCACAACGATCTGCTGATCTAGCTAAGCTGGTGCAGTTCGGTCGGCGTCCTTATTCCTCAGAGAAGATTGTAAAAGCGGCTGATATTGATTTGGACTTTCTACTCGAACCACGTCCAGAGGGGATTTATGTAAATAGCTTTCCTAATTTGATGGAAAAGCTGCATGGTTTTCGCACCCGCGAATTGGTACTACTCACAAGTCCCTCGGGCGTGGGCAAGAGTACGGTATGCTCTATCTTCGCTTCTGCTTTTATGGATGCAGGCGAGAAGTTGGGTATGATCTACCTAGAGGAAACCAATAAAGAAACCATGCAACGGTTGATTGCATCCAAACTCAAAGTTAATTACCTAGAGTTTAAGAACAACCCGCTTGCTTTGGTAAGTAAAGAAAAGATTCAAGCTGCTTATAATGAGATTGTAGATAATGATCAATTGATCATGCTCGGTCACTTCGGTAGTTTGCCGGTAAGCGAGTTGATGGCAAAGATTAAACACATGCACTTGGTTGAAGGTTGTAAGTTTATCATCCTCGATCACTTGAGTCTGGTTATCTCGGGGAGTGCGGTGAAAGATGAGCGCAAAGAGTTGGACATGGTGATGACAGAGCTTGCAGCCTTCTGTGCAGCTAATGATGTGTGCATCATAGCTGTTTCTCATATTAACAGAAGTGCAGCAGAGCAATTCAAGGCTCCGAAGCTTAAAGACGGTGAAGAGCCTAAACCATACTGGGTGCAAGTCTCGAAGGAAATGATGCGTGGTTCGGCTGCACTAGAGCAGTTGAGCTTTGTGATTATTGGCCTAGAACCTGAAATCAACCCAGACCGGAGCCGAGGACGTGTCCGACTGACAGTGTTGAAAAATAGGCCGTGGTCGTATCTCGGTGTAGCAGATACTTTCAAGATTGATGATGAAAGTTGGGAGGTCTTGCTCTGCGAGGATGATTTTAATGATGTAGATTTTTAGGAGTTAATAGTCTATGCAAGGGCAGAAATTTACTAGGCTTACAGTTATTGCAGAAGATTTAGAAGCAATTGGGAGAAAACGTTGGATTTGCAAGTGTGACTGTGGTAACGTGAGCAGCGTTAGGCAGGATGCCCTAAGAGATGGCTCTGTTAGGTCTTGTGGTTGCCTGAGAGCCGAGAATTCCTATCGAACGCATGGTATGCACAAGAACCCCATCTATAGGGTGTGGGGTGCAATGATTAGCCGCTGCTCCAATATTAACGATCCAGCGTGGTCCGACTACGGCGGAAGAGGTATAGATGTAAACGAAGCGTGGCTAAAGTTTGAAAAGTTCTACGAAGATATGGGAGAGAGTTATGAGCAAGGTCTTACTTTAGAACGTGTAGATGTAAATCTGGGATATAGTAAGGTAAACTGCGTATGGGCTACGTGGAAAGATCAAGGATTCAATAAACGCATGCTTAAGAAGAATAAGAGCGGAAAGACAGGGGTGCGGTGGGCGACTAAGAGTAATAAGTGGCAGGCTAGAATAGGCGTCGATGGTAAAGATATTAGCTTGGGGTATTTTGAAAGTTTTGAAGAAGCTGTTGCAGCTCGCGAGGCTGCCGAATTAAAGTACTATGGTAAATTAAAAGGACACTAAATTTAGGAGGATTCATGCAACCTTGGCACATTGTTTGGGATATTGAAAGTACGGGACTGCTAAATAGTGACAGTATTGACTACACAAGTATCCCGTACAAGCTGAAGGATTCTTTTGGGATTCACTGCATTGTGGTGAGTGTGGTTATTAATGATAAAGAGTATATTTACGGATTCCATGACGGTGAGAAATATATATTTGATGGACGTCAGCATAATCTAACCGTTGACGGCATCACTTACACTATGGAGGCTGGGTATACGCCAGAGGACTACATTCACAAACCGCTGGCAGATTTCCCGAAGTTTATTCAGGCCATCCCAGAAGATAGTGTGGTTGCTGCTCATAACCAGATTAACTTTGACTTACTAGCTGTGAAACTTTTCTACGGCATCCCTTATGAAGTTGAACGCAACATGGACATTGATTGCCATTTGGGAGATGATTACTGGGATGGTAAGAAAGTCGTATTTGACGATACCTTGATCCGGTCTAAGACATTAAACCCTGACCGTTTTGGGGGCCATTCTCTGGACGCTTTGTCACAAAAGACAGGTACGCAGAAAATTGCATTCCGTAAGCATCTGCCACAAGAAGAGCGCTTTAAACACTTCGGGCCGGATATGCTGTATTACAACATTTATGACGTTAAGGCAAACCGTAGTATTCTGCCGATGCTTGATCTTGAACAGCAGGCTTACGGTTGGGGAAGTAAATGGAATCGAGCCATCAAGCTTGAGAAGGCTGTTGCTGAGCTGATTACCCGACAAGAGCACCGAGGGTTTAAGTTCGACCTTGAATTGGCGTATAAGAATCTGGATCGTCTGGATGCAATGATGGAAGAGCGGAAGGTGAAGATTGAGGCAATCCTCCCTAACCGCCCTGCAACAAAGAAAGTGCAATCAGACTTCACTCCTTGTAAGATTCAATTCAAGAAGAATGGGGATTTGTCTTCTAACATTTTAAAGTTTGCAGAGAAGATTGGCGCAACGATTACAGAAGATAATAAGTTTGTGTTCGAGGGTGCGACTTACGAACTTCCACTACCACTGGAACCTCTTGTAAAAGAGATGAAAGCCACGGTTAACGATACAACACACATTAAGGAGTGGTTAGTTAGTTTGGGCTGGTCGCCCGCCGAATATAAAGAAAAAGATTTGACAACAGATGTAAAGAAAAATCGTCTAACTGATGAGAAGATTAGGGCTGCGATTGATCGGTACATAGAACAAACCGTTGAGAGCAACTTCTGCAAAGATCGTTGTGAGCATTTGGGGCTGAGCATTGGCACTCGGATGACAAAGCAGACGATCCGAGATAAGCTGAAACGTGAGCTTGAGAAGCGAATGGAGCGTCGTGGAGGGATTAAGGTACTAACGAACCCCAGTTTCACTGTTGGGCAAGAAAAAGAAATCTGCCCTGATTTGGAGAGGCTTGCTAGTTCTTCGGAAAAGCTTCGTTGCATTACAGATATTACCGAATATCTCACTTACCGCCATCGGCGGAATAGTATTCTGGGGGGTGGTGCAGACTGGGAGGACGATGAAGAACCGGAGAAGGGCTATCTGTCTGCTGTTCGTGAAGATGGCCGTATTCCAACTCCAGCAGATACTTGTGGCGCTGCTACTTCGAGATTCAAACACAGACTTGTGGCGAATATTCCTCGTGTAACATCGCTGTTTGGGTATGAAATGCGATCTATGTTTGGTGTTGATGAGCATTGTTACCAAATCGGTTATGATTTTGATAGCCTTGAGGCGCGAGAAGAAGCAAACTTCTGTTGGCCCTTTGAAGTTGGAGAAGTTAAGGAGTATTGCAATTCCTTGCTTTTGGACAAACCGAACGATGTACATACGAAGATGGCAGAGAAGATTTCTGCTATTATTGCAAGGGAATTTACACGATCTCCTGCGAAGTCGGTTAAATATGGGGCAACCTACGGGGCACAGGGGCCGAAGATTGCAAAAACAATTGGTTGTGATGTCGAGACAGGGAATCAAATCTTTGAAGCTTTCTGGGAAGCTGCTGCTCCCTTGAAAAAACTTAAAGATGCGTTGAACAGGGAGTGGAGCACTTACGACAAGAAGCGAATCGAAGGGATTGATGGGCGGCTTGTGCCCACCCGCTCAGCACACGCAATCTTGAACAGTAAGTTTCAGAGTGCGGGGGTTATTTGTGCGAAGCGGGCTATGGTGATACATGATCGTAAACTGAAAGCTGCTGGACTGATGGTGGATTTCTTTAGAGACGATTGGACCAAGAAAGATTTTTGTCAGCAACTTATGGCCTACCACGATGAGGCTCAGTTGGAGACGAATAAAGGCTCTGTGGTATTCAAACGCTTTGAAACTAAGGAGCAAGCACAAGCGTTTAAAGACGAGCAGTGGGAGAAAGAAGGGAAGATTTGGAGTGATATTAAAGATTCCCCTAAGGGTGGGGTGTACGTTGCCTATTGCTTAGGTGGTCATCTTGCGGTAGAGTCTGTGAATCAATCTGGACGTGATTACGGAATGGTTATTGATTTGACGGCGGGGTATATGGTGGAGCGTTCGTGGGCAGGATGCCACTAATCTCCAAAAATTCCCTTGACAACCCCTAAAACATGCTTCACAATGTACACACATTAACAGGAGCGGGACGTAACCCGCTAACGTTCAGACGCCACTGGGGCTTTTAAAAGAGGAGAGAAGAGATGGCATCTGTAACTAAAACAATCACTGAAGCTGTGGACGGAAGCGGAAATCCTCCCGTCACAACATCTCTGTATTTCACTTCCTTTGAGGATTTTATGGAATATGAGCGTGTTGTTAATGAGAAAGGTCAACAAGACAACCAGCCAACTCTGAAAGAGCTTGTAGTAGGAAAGCAATATCGGGTTGTAAAAGATATCTCAGACCACTGTCAAGATATCGGAGACATTGTGACGGTCACGGAATATGATGAAGAGGACTACCGTCTTCCGTATCGTGTGGAAGATGCTCTTGGTAAT